ATATCCCGGCAAAATTCACTTTTGATTTAGCGTCGTCATACCGCGATTTAAACGGATATGTCGCCGCGCTCATAAACGCCGCAAGCGTTACGCCGCCGAGAAATGATTCGCCGTAATCTTTAAGCGCGGCGAGCGGAGCATTTTTATCGACTCCCGTAAGTCTTTGTAAGAACGGTTCAACTCCTGTCGTTATCATTTCTTCCGCGCCCTCGCCTGCCAAATCGAGAACTTTTTCCAATACTTTGTTTTTTAATCCGGATTTAATTATGCTTTCGCCCATTCCAGTTCCGGCAAGTCCGGCGAATAATTTTTCCGACGTAACTTCGGCAATCCCGCCTAATGCGCCGTATTCCAGCGATTTACCAACGTCGCCGGATTTTTCGTAGCCCTGTTTTGCATAACTCCCGGCAGCGCCAAGTCCGAAAACAGCAGTGGACGGCGTAAAGAAATTTTTTAACGACCTGACAAAGGTACTTCCGGCTTTCACAGCCGCGGCGTCCAGCGGAGTCGGAGCGGCGCCGGAAGTCGCAATTTCGGCGGCAATAGACGGAATCATTCCCCCGATATTTTCTGCCGTACTTCCAAGATACTTGACCGGAGAGGGTACGCCGCTCAGCTTATCCGCGCTTTCGCTTATCGCCGACCCTACGGTTTTTCTTGCGAGGTGGAGAGCCGCGTTATCTTTGAACATTTTTGAAACGGGATTTGGGAAATTGCCGCCTAAATCGGCTATGTTTCCTATTAACGCAGAGGGCGCGGCTATAGCGTAATCTGCTAAATTCTCAACCGAACCCAACGCCCCGCCGGCTGCTTTCATGCCGAGATATTTTGCCTGCTGCGCCGCCGAATTAGACGGCAGCATCATCGACTTGTATTGTTCAACCGGCGTCTGATTTGCCGGGTCTACCGACGCATACTGCGGCTTCTGATTGAACAGGTTCGATATATCCTGTCCCGCTTTTTGTAATATATTCGGCTGTTTCGGCGGAGTAGGCGGAATATACGGATTTGCTATTGCTGCGGATGCAGCCGCCGCTTGTTGCGCTAATCCGATTTTCGGCGTAGTTTTCGCCGGAGTATAAGCCGGATTTGTAACCATGTTCAAATACGGGTCGTTGCGTGCCGTATTAACCGGATTTGTCTGCGTCTGCAGCGGCGTTTGTATAGGTGTTCTTCCCGCCGTGTTTAATTTCGGAGTTGTAGAAAACGTATCAGCCAGCGTCGGCGTTGACGGCGTAACAAACTTACTCAACGGTGTTGATGTTACAGGCGTAGGCGCAGCATTTGACGGCGTATAAGCCTGAGCCACAGCCGGATTGCGTATTTCGAGAATTCTGTCAACTACATTGTTATATTCACTGCCGGAAATCATATCTTCGTCCATTTTTTGACGGATTTTTTTAATTCTGTCAACTGTCGTTAAAGCCATACTATTTACTCCAATCTTTTACCAGTGATTGTAAATAAGGTGCAAACGCATTTATAGCTCTCGGATCAACGTCTGATTCTGTCAGACCTTGTATCACCGCGTCATAATCGCTTTTTGTACCCATAGGAATAAGCCCGCTGTTTACGGCGTTGTACACCTGTCTTACGTTCGGCTCTAAATTATTCGGGTCAATACCGCCCGCAACTGCGCTCCCCGTATTTGCCGCCACTGCTGATTCAACTTTCACAGGGTTGATTTTGACATATCCCTGCGCGGCAAGAGCGTTTAGCATACTGGTATCTCCGTATTTATCTGCTATCTGTTCCGCTGAAGTTATAAGCGTCGCCGCCGCGCTTGCGTATGTGCTTAACGCATCGTTGCTTATCTGTGAATTGGCGAGCATTTCTTTTATTTTGTCTCCCACCTCTATACTGGCAATATTAGCTTTCGTCAAATCAATATTTGAATTGCTCTCTTTTATATATTGATTGACTTTAGCAGTGTCAAGGTTTAGGTTCTGCTGGTTGAAATAGTTGCCGGCGTCAAGCGTTTTCTGAGCTATATCTATATTCGCCATTTGATATGTGAACGTGTTTCCGATTTGTAATAAATCCGCCGCGTTATTCATGACGGCAATTTTGTCCTGCTCGTCAATCTGGGCATATGCTAACTGGTTCTGCATTTCGCCTAATTTTTCGTTCCACGTCTGCGTCCTGTCATATTGGGCTTGATTCTGCGCCTGACTTGCGTCAAACTGCCTGTCACCCTGCGCCAATGCCGCATAGTTATACGCAAGATTGTCAGCCTGCGTACTCTTGTTGAAATCGAGAGTCGCGTCAAACTGATTCTGATTCTGATTTAACGCCGCGTAGTTATATGCCTCGCCGCTCTGCGCCTGCAGCGCGCCAAGTCCCAGCTGCGCTCCGATTGCGTTATTCTGATACGCCGCGTTATTTTTATCGTTAAATAAGTTTTGAAGCCACTGGTCCGTACTCAGCTGCATACCGAATGTGTTCGACAAATCGCTCGCTTTGAGCTGGTCTATCTGCTGCTGAGCCTCGGCTATGCTTATCTGCCCGTTGTTCGCCAACTGAATAATAGCATTCGCTATATCCGCAAGCTGCTGATTCCTCTGCATATTTATAGCGTTCTGCTGATTGCCGTAATTCGCCCTGTTCGCCACGTTCGCGCTCTCAGTCATGCCGCCCACAAGCCCCATACCCGCCAACTGCTGAGGTATATCCCTCTGATTGTTCATCATGCGGATATACGCCTGTCTCGCCGCCTCGTCCTGCGTCTGATTGACAACGCCTTTCTGCGCCTCGTACTGCTGCCGCCCCTGTTCCACCGACGCAAGTATCGCGTCCCTGTACGCCTGCATTGAAGCGTCTCTCATCGCGGCAAGCTGCTGTGAGTACGCGCCGAACATATTATCATATTGGCTCTGCTGCCCCGCGAGCCACGCCGCATTGCTGTTGAGCGAATCCGCCACATTCTGATTGTACGCGTTATACATACTCATAAAATCAGTATTGCCGCCGCTTCCTCCCCCGCCGCCGCCCGAAAAGTCCTGCATACCGACGAACGGAAGCGGCTCGTACACGCTGCCCCCGCCCGGATTATTCGTTTTCGCATTCGGGTCGGGATTATAATAGTCCTGCACGGCGGCGTTTCCGGTACCCGCAATATTCGCCGCGCCGCCTTTCATGTACTCCCCCGCATTTGTCGAACTGTCTCCCGTCCACCCCGCAACCGTTCCCGTAGCAGCCCAGTTCGGATCCCATGTCCCCGCCGCTTTCATCGCGTCCTCTTTTTTCTGACGCTCCGATATGTTCTGATTTATAAGGGTGTCAATCTGGTCCGGCGTCATTCCGCCCTGTGCGCCTGCTATGCCGCCTATTGTCTGCTGTTTCTGCAACTGCAACTGATTTATCTCCGCCGAATAATCTTTAGACGGGTCATATCCTAACGTTTTATCATATGCCATATGTATCTCTCCAATCTATTAAAATCTGCAATCTTTATAAAACAGCATACCGCTAAGCTCGTCGGTGCCGCCGGGCATATGCGTGAACGCGTGGAGCGGCTGATACGCCGCCGTCGCAGTCAGATAGAGCCTGCCCGTCGCCGGGTCTATATCCACATGTATAGAATTGTTGCCGCCGTCCGCAATCTCAACCTCGCCGTGCAGACTGTTCAAATGCGTCACTCTGTCGCTGTCCCGCTCCGTCTCCGCGTCCGCTGTAATCTGCTCTATACGCCCGTTCAAATCGTCGATAAACTGCTGTACCGTCATTATACTGCCGTCGTTAGTGACCGTCATGTCGTTCGGATTGCCGACAATACTGTCAAGCGGAACAAGATTGCCGTCCTTGTCTTTTATAAGGATTTCGCTCGCTCCGCTCGATATAACCGCGTCTATCAGATTGTTGATTCTGTTTGCGATAAACTCCGGCAGTTTGTCGAACACATGCTTGTTTTCCTGCACCGTTCCGTGCAATCTCGAACCCGGCGTGCTCTTCACGTTTATTCCGTCAATATCCTGCTGTGTAATTTTCTGCTCTATTATGCTCATACGTTACTCCTGACCCGAGACAGATTCGCCTCTGTATAAACCTTTATAATTTCATGTATGCCGAAACCCTCGTTGATAACGTCGTTTCGGAACACAATCATCAGCCGCTTGTAGCGTTTCACTTTCCGCCTGAAATATATTTCCTGCGGGCTGTCGTTCGATTCAAAAGTGAACCGCTCGAAATCTATATCGTTCCAGTCGAATATGTCCATTGTTGACATTCGCACAAATAACTCGTGATTGCCGTCAACCACATAATAGATTTTGCCGCTCGTCCTCGACATGGGAGCGATGACCGCAAGCGAACCGCGCCGCACCAGGCTCTTGAACAAATGCGCGCCCTCGTCCGCGTCGTTCGGCGTAGCCCACTGGCACACCACAGGCACGCCGCCCTCGATTGCGCCGCTGCCGTTGTTCATGCGTCCCCCGTCCTGATACTTGTCCGACGCGCCTATATCGTAGCTGAACTTGCAGATATGCCCGTCTTTGTCCCCGAAATATAACACGTGCTTGTCAGAGCGCGAAAGCGACAGCCAGCACACCGCCGGAACGTTCTCCCAGTAATACGCTTCGTATAAATAATCTATGCTGTTGTCAATCCTGTTGTTGTTTGCCGTCTTGTGTCTGCCGTCGAGTATATAGCACCTGCCGTTAATTGCCAGTATATAATATCTGTTGAACTCGCAGGCACAGGCAGTTTCAAGATTGTCTTCATTCAGCATTTTTTTGTCGAGAAGAAAAGACCTGTTTCTTAACGCCCGCTGATATGTGATCGGCGACAGCGTAATGCCGTGTACTCCGTTTCTCGACAGAAACAACGGCTCGTCGTTCAGGTTCACAAACGCGTATTTAGAAATCGCGCCGATACCCGTAATACCTGGCTTGACCGCGAACACGGCTTTGTCGTATTCGTTGAACCCCAAATCGGCAACGTCCGCGCTCCGCAGAAACAACGTCGTGTCCTGATTGTTGTCCTCTTTTATAATCGCAAGAAATTCGTTCAGCTTGTGATAGCCGATAACGGCGGTATCGTCGCCGCCTATAAGCGAATATGCAATATCGGGGAAATAACTCGGCGAAAATATGCCCGAATACCAGTCGTAATTTTTATACGCGGGATTGCCCGAAACGAATACTCTGTTGTCACCGCCCGCTCCGTATAACGCCGCGACCGTGCAATTCGTTATTCTTTCGGCGTAACCGTCAACGGTTTTCGAGTATGTTATAAAAACGTTGTCCTCTCCCGCGAGTATAGGCGGCAGCGGATTCGGGAACGTCACAGTCCCCGCCGTCCTGTCAACCATATAATCCGGTCCGTCAGTCAAAGTCACCCTGTCGCCGTTTGAATTTGTAACTTCAACAATAACGGGCGCGTCGTCAATATTATTCGCCGACAGCTGAAACACCGTGTCGGTATCGCTGCCCAAAAAACTTTCCTGACGTTTCGGCGTGAGCAGGTTTACGGCTTCGTAAGGCTCGCCGCCGCCAGTCGGAGCGCGTGATATAAGTATGTTCGGTATCTTCGCATTGTCCGACACAGGCGTAACGGTTTCGCCGTCAAACACAAGATACTCCCGCCCCGTCATAATATACAGTCCGTCTTTGTCGCCCTCTCTGAAAAAGAACGCGATAGACCGCGCATTATTCACATCTGAATACACTTCCGTAACCGTCCCCGTGAAATACGTGTAACCGTCCGTATTCATTTCATACGTATCAGTCCACACATATATTTTTGTGCCGCCGTGTGCGACGTAATAATCGACGTTCTCAATCTCCGCATAGAATAACCCGTTGACAGGCTGCTCTATGTCGTGAAGTATTCTCCACCCGACGCGCTTGACGGGATTGCCGCCCTCGTCCGAAATCATATTCGGGCAGTACGGCGACCTGTGTTTATCGACAAGCGACGGGTCGACGGAAAAGTCGATTCCGCGCAGCTCGCCGTATCTCGTCACTTCACGCTTCCACTCCGATTCCGGTCTCATCTGCGCCGGAGCCGTAACATATTCATAAAACCCTAAATGAGTATTTGCCAACTTCCCCCACGTCCTTTCATTTTTAATTTTTAATTTTTAATTTTTAATTGTGGCTGAAGTTGCCGAAAAATAGGTGAAATTGCTCGTAAATTCAAAAATTTTCAATTTTTAGAATTTACGGCAATTTCACCATAAATCAAAGATTTCTGATTTTTCGAGCAACTTCAGCATTACCACCAGCCGGTAGTGTTGATTAAATGCGGCTCCGTAATCGTCGGCGCGGAGTTCTGCAAGAGCTGATTTTTGAGTATGTCGTACTCGTTCCAGTATATGCCCGCCTTGTTCGGCTCGTCGTCAAGCCACACGTAATGCGACGCAAGCAGAGGCACAAGCGGCAATACGTCGTGGTCTAACTCAATCGTAAAATCGTCCGGCGTGTCAACAGTAATCTCAACCGGCTTCTTTTTGTACCACACGCGGATTTTATTCCCCGCCTCAACGGCAAATCCGGGTATAAGTATAACGCCTCGCTTCTGCGTCTGATAGTCCGTAAGCGGTCTGTAATCCCCGTCCGGCGTTTCAAGCATAGGCAAATCAAACGCAAAGTCGTAGAATCTTTTCCCCGCAAGCAGACGTATATTATACGGCACAAAAACAAGCCCGTCAACATTATCATCTTTAATCTTAATCACATACTCGCCGAGTATCGGTCTAACCGTCGACGCAATAAGTTCAATCGCCCTGTTGACCGAAAAGATATACACGTTTTTATTTTCGCTGTATATATCTTCATATTCGTAATTGACAACGTTAAATCCCAGCTCCGTTATCTGCTCCCGCAATTCTTTCCACGTCATAAAATCTATCCTTTCAAAATCCAAAAATCAATGATGTGTAGAGACAAGGCATGCCTTGTCTCTACAACTCAGGTATTGACGAAACGAATGTATTATAAATACATTGAAATATCTGAGCTCTTACTCACGCATTTTTCCAACAAAACAACTGACTAACAATTGTTAATTGTTAATTGCGTTCACGCAGTGATGTTCTGTCCTGTCTGCGCGCCGCCCATGATGACGTGCCGCCAGTTGTAGAACCCGCATGAATAGCGCGTGTAGCCGTTCCATACGAAATTGCGCGTTTTCTGGTCGATTTCGTTGGTAATGTCGAGGTTTTCCCTCTCCCAGAACGTTGAGCCCATAAGCGCGTTTCTCGCGTCAGCCGACATCAGTATGTACGGCTCCGTACCGTCCGCCGCTTCCCACAGCTGATTTACGACAAGTTTCCACTTGCCCCTCTGCGTGTTTATGTCGTTCCAGTTGTTCCCGATTTCGCCGAGCGACCCGATTATAACCTTGACGGTGTTTTCAAGCACGGGCGTATTGCCGGGTATAATAATCGTATCGAACGTGTAACCCTGCACGTGTCCGCTGTCGTTTTTGAAGCCCCTGCCGTGAACCGCAAGACGGTTGAGTATCTCCGTCGTGCTGCCGAGCGGATTTGTGAATACGTTGCACTGCGGGACAACGCCTTTGCGTTTCCCCGGGTGGTCCACCGCGAACAACGCTTTACCGTCGCCCGTAGTCTTGTCGAGCTTCTTACCGCCGTACATAAACGTCGTACCCTCTGTGACAAGCGCGCGTGTCGCAAACTCTAATCTGCTTCTGTGGTAAGCGTTGGCGAAGTTAGTCGCCGCCATACGCGCCTCGTCGATACGACCGTCTTTTATCATTTCGCGTGTGACCTTGAAATCTTTCATGAACGCGACATGTTCAATCAGTTTAGCGAAGCCCTCTTCGACTTCGTCCGAGATAGCCGCGCCGCCCTCAGGCACGATGTCAAAGTCCGCGAACTCTGTCAGTCCGCCCATTCTTTCGCCGGATTTCTTTGACGATTTCACCAAGAACATACTTTTGAGAACCGTCTCAAAATCGTTTTTGGCAACGCCCGTCATAGCGTCCTGCAATATTTCCGTGATATAACCCTCGACAGCCTTATACACGCTGTCGTTTCTGCCTGAAAGTTTAGAAAAAACAATTCCTGCCATATAAAAAATACCTCTCTTCTTTTCTCAAATAAAATTATGCCGCCGCAACGTCGATAAATCTGCCGATAACTCTGATTTCGCCGTTTTTCAGCGTCTCGACTTCGTACACTTCAAACGGTCCGCCGACAGCCGCCATAAGATACAGCCCGTCAGACGATATAGTCAGCTTGTCCCCGATGTTCGGCTTCGCCTGACCCGCCGCCATGAACGACTGATATAACTGCGAGTCCACAACTAAATTGACGGGGAACAGCCCCACCGTATCAGTCTGATTCGCCACGCCGAACGGCGAAGGAACATTCTTTGCCGTGCCTATTCTCGCCGCAAGGAATGTCGGCTTGACTGCCGCCCCCGCTTTTGTGATAACGCCGCTTGTGAATACAAGAGCCTCGCCCGTGTCAAACGTCTCCGCCACGTTTGCCGGAAGAACCATTGTCACATTGAAATTCTCCCCGTTCTGATTATTGCTTATTGTAAATGCCATGATTAAACCCTCTTTTCTCAATTAAATTAATTTGCCTGTAATTTTTGTATTCTGATATATCTCTCTCTTAATTTCGCGTCGCTTTCACCCGGAAACACGTCCCGCAGTTCCAGCAGTTCCGCTCTCGGTATTGTGATATTATCCTCGCTGTTTCCGCCGCCGTGACCGCCCACAGGCTTCAAATGGTCTTTAGACGCGATATTTTCAGCCTTAGCCTGCGCTTTCTTAGCGGTTAAACTGTCGAAATTCGCCAGCTTGTACGCCGCCTCAACGTCGTAGCCCTTAGCCCTGTACTTAGCGAAATCCTGATAATTCGGTATGTCTTTGATGTTACCCGCAGTGACGGTTGAATCATATTTTTTTACCGCTTCTAAATCAGCCGTATAAATCCTGTCTAAATCTTTCTGCCGCTTTTCTTTCAGGAATTCCTGATACTCCGGCATATTTTCAAGCGCGGCACGCGCCGCCGCTTCCTGCTGATTGCGCCTTGCGATAACGACGTTTATGTCCTCGCCTGTCTGCATAGCTTCAATCGCCGCCGCAATATTTCCTTTGCTGTCAATACCGTTCGCTTTCACGATTGCCTCAATGTCCGCGTTCTTTTTCGCTTCCGCCGCAAGTTTCGCCTGCAATTCAACTAAAGCCTGTTTAGTTTTAATTAATTCGTCGTCGGGTTTATGCTCAACTCCTGCTTGTTCCGGCTTCTCTGTTTCTACGGTTTGCTCTTGTTTTTCTTCGCTCTCTGTCTTGTCGATTTCCCCGCTCCCACCGTCTGATTCCAGAACGGCGGCGGTTTCACCGTCTTTTTCTCCGTCTGTCTTTGACTTAATCTCCGATTTAAATTCATTCAATGCCTCCTCAAATATACTTGTATCAATATCATCATTTGTTTCTGTACCGTCAATTTCTTCTATGTCGTCGATTTTCTTATCATGTACAGACAAGGCATGCCTTGTCTCTGCCATTTCATCTGGCATAAATTAATCGCCCTCCTTTTGACTTGTATTTGTATCATCAGTTTTTGTGTCCGGCTTTTTATAGCCGTATTTACTACACGCCGGATTACGGCACTTATATATAAATGTTTCGCTATCATCTTTTTCTATGCGCCTATCTACGCTCATCTCAATACCGCATGATTTACATTTCACTGCATACCACCCCCTGTCATCATTTGTTGCGGCGGCGGCATTTGCGGCGGCGGGCTGCCTTGCATTGGCTGTCCCTGCTGCGCCGCTTGCATTTGCATTTGTTGTTGCATAGCCGCTTGCTGTCTCAACTTCTTAATCTTATCTTCCCAGAACTGCACTCCCGCCTTTGCCCCCGCAACGCCCAGCAATTCCTGCTGTCTCCAGTAGAATAACATTGTCTCCGGGTCCTGCGGATTGCCGAACGCTCCGTTCTTTAAATTCGCGTCCAGCCGCTCCAGCTCGAACATATTCTCAACGCCCGTACCCGTTTTGTCAACGTCGAATAAATACCCGTCGTCCCAACGCCACTCTCCCGCTTCGTCGCGTTCAAGAAAATCGTATCTGTTGAACACATATTCAATCGGCTTGCCGTCATACCCCACGCCGTAATAGCTTCGCGGCTCGTCCATGTACGCTAACGCAAACTTGAATATCATCTGGTATATATCGGCGTACGCCGCCTGCTTCATGACAAGCGGCGACATCTGATTCTGCTGTGACTGCGCTATCTGCGCCTCTTTAGCTCTCCCCGACTGCGCCGTAGGGTCGGGCTTCCCCTGAAAACTTTCGGTGATACGCAATGTCGATTTAGCTTTCCTGTACTCTTCCTGCATTAACGCCACATATTTTTCGGGGAAAAAATCAAGGCTGACAGCTTTTATCATTGCCAGCTCAGCCGGATTGTCAACGTTAATCGGCACAACGTCGTCGTCGCTGAACGGTATATTCGTGTTCTTCTGCTTAGTGAGATAACTTCCGGCTTTTAACGCTTTCGCCATACCTTTTGAATACAGCCTGTTCGCGTTCTGCTGATACACGCGAATAACGTCGCAGTCGGACTTGCCGAGAAACTCAAAATCAGTAGAAACATTCTTGCGTATAACCACAGGAAACCGCCGCGGGTAATAATACGGCAGTTCCGTAATCTTCACATATTGCATAGAATTTTGTAAAGGTACTCCGCCGCTGGGCGGATTCTCTCCCACGTCCAACCCTGCTTCGGAATTGTCCGCCTCAGCTTCTCCGTCACTTTCAATTCCCGTCTCTCCCGGAGTAAATCGCGCTATCTGCCCGTCGTCGCCGACCACCGGCATAAGCGCGGGTATAACCCGCCCGTCCGACAACGGTATGTCGTGCATCACAGCCTCGCTGTCCTTCGGTCGCTTCTCCCACATATCAGCCCCGCAAAAGCATTTCTGTTTCTTGTCAATCGGCCGCGGTCTCCCGCAGTTGCCGCATATCTCGGACTTACGCGCCTCGTAATCGTCATCGTCAATTATGATTTTGTCAAGCACCCACGACAGACACCCAGTCCGACCTTTTTTGTTTTTGTAATAACATACGACCTGCGTGACTAAATCCTGCGACGTGTTCGTAAGATTGTTCGCTTCCCGCATTTGAGCGATTGCCGACGGGTCGGAATAGTCGAGGCTCTCTTCGCCGACGTCAACGCCGTATTTGTGTTTTATACGCTCTTTCGTCTCCGTGAACGTCACGAATATATAATCCATGTACTCAACGCCGAGTACGCCGGGCTGCGGTATAACGCTCGAAGCCGTCAAGCCGCGCACGTTAATCTCGCCGATACGGTCGAAACTTTCCTGAAAATTGTCCCACTCAATCAAAAATCCGCTCCCGCCGTCAATCTTGCACGTCCTCTCGTCCATATCGTTTATAATCTCAAACGACAAACGGTCGATTTCGGACTTGCATAACTGCTCAATCACTTTGGCGTTGCGCATATGCCGTTCGTCCATCACGCGCGGCGTAACTTTAACGGGCGGTATATTGCTGTTGACCGTGCTGTTCACAAGCTCGTATGTGAAATTCCACACATGCGCCGCGTCTTTGCCCTTGTCCATTTTCGCCGAACCGTGATACTGCTCCCGGAACTTTTCATAGTCTCCCAGCTTCCTGTAATACGCATTACGCGCAATCATATATTTTTCCTGCCAGTACACAAGCCGTTCATCTTTATCCGGCTCTATTCTATAGCGTTTGTCACTCTCAACTAAATCCGCCTGCGTATCAATATTTTTATTCGCCACTTCCAACCGTTCCTCCGTAAGTACAGACAAGGCATGCCTTTATAATTAAAAATTAAAAATTAAGAATTAAAAATTATAACTGTTAATTCGCGTCCGCTCATTTTTAATTTTTATTTTTTAATTGTTAATTGCTTTCTGCCTTGTCTCTGCATTTTTAATTTTTAATTTTTAATTTTTAATTGCTTTCTGCCTTGTCTCTGCATTTTTAATTTTTAATTTTTAATTTTTAATTGCTTTCTGCCTTGTCTCTGCATTTTTAATTTTTAATTTTTAATTTTTAATTAGAAAACGGCGACCCCCACTTTCGTATAAATTCGCGTTGTTCGTCCGCGCCCGCATTGTAATAATCTTCCCACTGGCTATCCCGCCACTTTACAATTTTACCGGAAGATACAACCTCGACTGTCGCCTCGTCCGTCTGCTGATTTCTCACAGCGTGCGCAATAGCAAGCGACATGACAAGGTCGTCATGCGCTCCCGACATAGCTTCCGGACGACCTTTCTCGCTGCGTACAAACGTCTGCATTTCCGAAAGCGTATCGTAATCGCTCACACACTCGCAATGCTCTCTGAAAGCGCGTATAAGCCCCGATATGATTGTCTGACGGTTATTGCCCGTCCTGAACCCGTACGCCTCTTGTAAGCGCCCTGTGTACGTGTCCTGACGCTCCGTAACGTACTGCTTCGGATAGTGTAACCTATCCAACTCTTTCAACGGGTACGAACTGTAGTTTTTTTCTATCGCAATCAATGCGGTATTGTAATACTTGCCGAGACAGTACATCTGACGCGCATATAAATCCTCGTCAAAATGATTACGGAGAACGGCAACCTGTTCTCCGGTAACGTTATCTATGACCTGCCCCGCAAACCAGTCGTCCCCGTCTCCGGCCGTATCTCCGCCGATTACATACGGTCGCCCGCGCTCAGGCTCTTTGTATATTTTGATATATCCGTTATTTTCGTCATGGAATGTAACATCATATAAACCGTTGCTGTCCTCGCCGTACACAAACAAACCCGACTTGACGGGCTTGACATATGCCGACATACGCTCCGCAACTTTCGCCGCGTCGAATACCGTGCTGCCGTACACGCCCCACTCGCCCAGACAGTACACGTTGTAATAGTATAAATCCGTCTCTTTGAAACTTTCAAGAACCGCCCTGTCTTCCTCTGTTAAAAATCTGTTGTCTTTGTATGTCGTATGAAAGCATTTTGTAAACCCGTCGGGATTATCAATCAATCTCTTTTTCAGCCAATGGTTTATATCAATCGGATTGAACGACAATACAATCTGCTTTTTACTTTTACCGCCTCTTAACCTGACTTTAAGCTGATTGAAGTCGTTTTCGTCAATCTGGCTCGCTTCTTCAATCCATATGTCCGTAAGTTCCCCGTTGGCGAACGTCGCTGACTTAACGTTCTCAACGTCGTTCAATCCGGCAAACGCGATTTCGCTGCCGTTTAAAAGGCATATAATCCGCTTCTT